GTTATCTTTGCGTATTCTAAACACCATTGAATTGCTTTAAACGGAAAAGAACTATCATGTTTTTCGCCAGATAGTTTTTCTTCTTCAATTGCACATATAACTTTACCATCTATAACTAAAGCTGCTGCTGAATCATGGTAAAATGCTGATAGACCTAATTGTATCATATTTAAATTTTTATATCACCTTCTCTGTCAAATTCATTATAAAGTGCCATTTGTTTTTCTTTCATCTTATTGACAACTTTGGTAATATAATGAGTAGGGTGACCTGTCATTTCTCTAATAAGTAGATATAGTGATTTTTTATTAAAATTTTCTATGTAATTTGCTCTTCTAAATAATTCTAATACCGAATCTGCAATTTGCATATCCCTTTTCTTTGGGAAATGGTTTTCTAAATGTTTATCCCAATATTCTAACATTCTAATATTAAATGTTCTATGTTCGTCATTTCGTTCCTCCTCTCTAAAATTATTTTCAGTATCAAATGATTCTGGCAATCCGGACATTACATCTGTATCTTTATATCTTTTATAGTTTGCATTATTATTAAGAATTAAATAGTTTCTTGCAACAATAGTAAAATAACTAAATGCTTTGCCTTTGCCGGCTTTGTACATATGAATTTTTTCAATCATAAATGCAACAACCTCAGCCATGACATCTTTTGGGTCGTCATCAAAATAAGTAAACTTCCATTTATTATAAACAATTTCTGCAAGTTTGTCAAATGCGGATGCAATTCTTTCTCTATATAATTTATCTTTAATATATTGGTCATCCGTTAGATTATACTCAATAATTGCATCTTCGGTATCTTTTGGAAAATATTGTCTATTAGGGCCTCTTTTCTTTCTAATTGGCATCTTTTTGTTGTTTGAATTTTTCTATTGTTTCTTTGATTTGATAAAATATAGAACCAACTTCATCATCCTTCTCAAACATTTCACGACTATCAATTAGTCTTAATGCTTCCAGTAATGCTTCGTTTCTGTCAATTTCTGTTTGTATAAATTTTTGTGTATCTTCATATGTATCTTCGTATTTTTCTAATTTTTTAAGAAGATTATAAACTACATATGATAATGTAAGTATGAGTAATGTAAGTATTGTATATATCATATTAAACGATTTCGTATCCTTGTAAAAATAATTTGTTTGCATTTTTGAATTTAACTTCAACCAGTTCACCTTCTTTTGATTTCATTACAATTTTTTCATTTCTACCAAAGTCTACCTTTTTTACAACCTGTGTATTATATACTCTATCTTTAATTGTAAATCCGTCTAAATGGTCAATTTCATGTTGAACAATAACTGTCATCATTGTTTCTTTTGATATTGATTCATTTGCTTTATCACCTTCTGGATTAATTTCAAATGTTAGTTCACCCAAATTATCAGTTTGTACAATAACTTTGGATGCACGTATAGTTCTAATTGGTTTTGTTAAAGTTGAAGGAATTGATAAGCAACCTTCAAAAAATAAAAATCCTTCTTTTGATTTTTCCGTAATAATTGGATTTACTAAGAATAATTCTTCATCACCAAATTTTATTAAACAAGCTCTTTTTTTAATTCCAATTTGTGTTGCAGAAATTCCTAATCCTGGATTCTTTTCCAAAGCTTCATTTAATTGTAACCTTAACTCATCGGCTTCTTGTTGAGTTATTTCCGACTTTAATATAGGAGTTTTTAGATACTCCGTAAACTCTTTTGTTATTAGGCCATTAGAACCTCTATCAACTATTAATTTCATATTTTATTTTTTTAATCCGTATTTTATCCATTTATACCAAACTCTTTCGTGAATATAGTATTGTATGGGTTTATAAATCAATTCTGCTACTCCAAATGCTGCTCCAACTTTAATTGAACCACTTATCAACCACATTAATAAGAACCCAATTATGGTACTTAAAATACGATATGAGATGGTTTTAGCAATGTGTCTCTTACGTTCTACTATCATCTTTTTCAATATTATAAACGATTACATCACCATTTGAGTCAATATATTTTTGTCTAATAGCAGTTCCACTAATTTGTTCAATTTCTTTTGGTGGTTCGTGATATATTACATCATACCCTACACCTCTACCATAGTTTACACTTTCAATGTCTGGAATAATACTCAACATAAGTTTATCCCAATTGTTTGTAAAAAATGGTTCTTTTTGTAATTCTTGTAATACTTCTTGTGCTGATTTAGGATTATTTTCATCTTTTTGAACATCTCTAATAGCTACCCAACAATTCTTTCCATTTTCCAATTGTTGATTGATTAACCACTCATGACCTTTATGCCATGTTTGCCATCTTCCAATAAATAATGCGTATTTTTTCATATTTGTAATATACGAAAATAATTTTACAATACCAAATAATTAATAAGTTTTGATATTTTCCTCTTCGTTTCTGAATTTTGCTAATTCTCTAACGGTTCCACCTTTTGATTTTAACCAATAATTAACAGCCTTTGGATTATTTATCCATAAATTTCTTTTTTGCCATTGAAATTCCGGGTGCATGTATTCTTCCCATTTTAAATGTTCGGTTTCTTCTATAATTTCAGAAGCAGGTGTAACATCAACCACAACATCAGTAGATTCAACATTTGTATCTTCTTTTTTTTCGTTAATCTCATTTTTTTCTGTTTCGTTAAGAATATTTTCCACTATAACTTCATTTTTATCCTCTTTTGTAGAATTTTTTCCACTATCTCCGTAAACTTCGTAATTTTTGTAGTTTTCTTCCATCAAATCGTCTAAATTATCATATAACCCCAATTTTTCGTCATTTTCTATAATTTCACCTAAAAGTTGTCTTTGTCTACGTTTTTTATCACCAATCATTCCGTTAAATGCGATAATTAAAGCAACAGCCAACGGGTCAAATACTATTACAATCAAAAATATAAAGAATTTTACAACATTTTTCAATTCTATACCAAACGCCTCAGCAACAAACCTAAAACCACCTACTTCTTTCTCCAAATCTATATTAGTAGTTTTAATTTCGTTGATTTTTTCATTTTCTTTTGCGTTTTGGTCTTGTAAATCACTAATTTTTTTGTTAATTTTAGCAATCTCTTTGTCTCTATTGTCTATTGAACGAATAAGACGAGAATTTACCTTGCCACCATCTAATATTTTACCTTGATTCTTATTAAACTCACTAATTTGTGTTGATAATTGTGTAATTTGGGTAGTATTTTGGTCAATTTTAGTAGAGTGTACCATAATTTCCCTATCTACCTGTTGTAGTTTGAGTGATTGTGCCTGAAAAGCATTGGATAGATAACCAAAGATACCTGCGGATGTGATTAACATAAGTAATGCAACTGCAGAAACTAAATACCACTTATTAAATCCCTTAATTTCACCCCACATTTGTTTTAGGTAAGTTGCTGCTACTAATTTAGCAAACTCCAAAGCACCTGCCATTACCATTACTGCGGTTGATGCTCCACTAAATAGAACACCCAATCCGGTAACCGAAAAGAAGGCTGCACAACCGGCTATAATTAGTGCAGAAAATCCGACTAAATATTTAAGCCAATTCATCTATCTATTGATTCGTGTTAATTCGGAAATCCTTTCAGCTATCTTTCTTGCATCTTCCAATGTAGTATGTGCTTCGGATGGTGACATATGTTGTGCACCTGTAATTCCGTTTTGTAAAATCCTCAACTTTCCGTCTAAAGATTCCAATAACATTTGTATTTTTTCGTTGTATATCATGTTCATAAATATTTAATAAATAAAAAAAAGGTAGAAGTAATGACTCTCCTACCTTTGTAATATACAAAAAATAACTGAATTAACCTAATTTTAGGGTTAATTTTTTTGGTTTGGACTCTTCTTTTCTTTCAAGCGTAATTAAGAGAATTCCATTTTTAATCTCAGCTTTTGCTTTTTTACCATCAAAGTTTTTGCCTACTTGGATTCTTTCTTCAATATCCGAAACCAATTGATTAAAAGGACTTTCTTTATCCTCTTGTGTTTTTTTAGCTTTAATTTCAATCTTGTCCTCAAAACAATTAATTTCAATATCGTCTGGGTTGTGCCCTAATACTGATAAAGCAATTGTTGCAGATTCATCTTTAATGTCTACTGCGAATTTGTTTGGAACATACGTTGTTGTTTTTGGTTCATTAAAGAACTCTTCAAATAATTTACTGTAATTAATTGTGTACATAATAAATCTTTTTTTAGTTAATAATATTCTATATAGTTCAATTACTATACCAAAGTATTTTTATTGACAAAATGTCATTACATTATGTTATCTTGTCTTTCAATGATTGTCGACATATGGTCGGCCCAATGCATAATAAATTGTAACTTATAAACTAATTGTTTCTTTAAGTCGTGACCTGCTAAATACTTTTGATTATCTTCATCATACATACCATCAGTAAGTTTGATTGCAAAATACTCTTTCTCATTATATTGAATACCATAATGATTTAATGTAAAGAAAGTTCTATCGGTTAGGGTCATATATGGGATATTCTCATTACGAACAAATAAAGTTCCGTATTTCTTTTGAGACCACTCCTCTTGATTTGGTAAGTAGTGTAATTCACCCTTAACACCCAACTTTCCCAAATCGTGATGTAGACAACTAAATATCAATTCTTCTTCGGTGAAATCTATCTCTCCACCTTGCATTACGAACAGGTCTCTCATTTTAAGAGCGTTCTTACACACATTAAAGATGTGGTCTATATACCCACCTATATATGCGTTATGATAGTGTTTTGAGCCAGATGCGGCAGAT